GACTAGCATCCCCGGCTCAGGTGTGGCTGCTTGCATCTTCTGGCTGGACGTGAACGCCCCAAGGGACATCACGAGGCTGACGATGCCGTCAATCCTCTGCGGTGACCCCGGCTTGGGCTTGATCGGCTTGATGTTGTCGTTGGAGTCTATTTTCACTGACACGTTGCCCGCCATCCAAGACAGCACGAGGTTGCCGTCATGCCGGAGCCTCCCGGTGGCAATCAGGTTCTCCAGCATCTTGCTTGGCGGAGACATCGCGCCAACGCCTTGTGAAAACCCTACCACATCGAACCCCTCTGCTTGAAGTTGCAGGGCCAACTGGGTAGCGTTCCATCTGTCAATGGCTATCTGACGCACGTTGTATTTCTGGCCGAAAGCAACGATGTCCCGGCGGATCACGTCGTAGTCAGTGACGTTCCCGTCAGTCATGGACAGCCCATTTTTGGGGTCATTCGCCCACAGGGCATACGGCACCCCGTCCCGCCGCTCCCGCTCGATTGCGTTGTCACCCGGAATCCAAAACCGGGCCATCACGTCAAACGTCCCGTCCTCCGCCGGGAACAGGGCCACCATCGCGGACGTGTCGAAAGTGGTCGCAAGGTCAAGGCCAATCCAGCACTCACGCCCCTCCAGCGGCCCCGGCGGCGGACTGTTGCAGGCTGCCCAAGCCTCCATCTTGATCCACCGCGTGTCTTGCTGCGTCCACTGGTTGAGGCGGTATCTGCGGAATGAGTTTTCTTTGGTGCTGCTCCGCAGGCTTTCGCGGAAGTCCGCGGCAAAGTCCGCCGGGTCAATCGTCACGCCCCAAGACGGGTTGGCCTTGGGCCAGTTCTCCGGGTTGGCCCAGTCAGCGTCAGCCGGGGTTTCCCAGATGCAGGGGTAGAACTGCGGGTCATGCCGCCAGTCCCGCTCAACCGCCTTGGCGTACTGGTACTGCTCAAAGCAAATCGAGTTGCGGTCGTGCCCGGCGGTTGTGATGCTGATGAGCAAACTCTGGTCACGGGCGGCTCCGCCGTAGCGGCAGGCATCCCACAACCGGCGGTCACGCTGCGTGTGCAACTCATCGAACAGCAGGCCGTGAATGTTCAACCCCTCCGCCCGGAACGAATCACCGGACAAGACACGCCAGAATGAGGATGACCGCCTGTGCGTGATCGTCTTGCGAGACTCGACAACCTCCAGCGACCGGGCAAGGGACGGCGAGGCACGCACCATGTTCATGGCCTCACGGGCCACAATGCCAGCCTGATCCCGGTCAGCCGCGGCGGAGTACACTTCAGCCGACTGCTCCCCGTCCGCGGTCAGGAGGTACAGCCCGACTCCGGACAGCAGCGTTGACTTGCCTGACTTTTTGGCGGTGCTGATGTACGCCACCCGGAAACGTCGCAAATCGTCCGCCACCCGGACCCACCCGAACAAGTCCTCCAACAGCGACCGCTGCCAAGGCAGGACTGTGAATGACTTGTTGGCGAACCGGCCCTTGGAGTGTCGCAGGAACTTCTGGAAAAACTCCACCACATGGGCGGCTTTCTCCTCGTTGAAGTAATACTCAAGCCCCTGCTCCACGGCCGCGCTTCGCTGCAAACGAGGCAAGTGGGTCATCGTCTCTGCTCCCGTGGATGGTGACCTGTGACCGGCTGCTGGGTGTCAGCCCAAACTCCTGCTCAATCCGGAGCAACAGCGTAGCAATCTTGGTCATCTGGCTGGCGTACGGGGTGACTTGCATATACTTGACTTCCCCGTTGGCGTCGCGGGTGATGATCACGTCCGCCCCACGCTTGACCACGTCGTAGTTCTTTTTCCACTGCTCCCACAGGGCGCAGTACCTCGCAATCGTCTCCCGGTCCGCGACCGTCATCACCCGCATCCCGGTCAGGACCGCGACAACCTCGTGCCACTTCTCAAGGGCAGCCCCCTCCAGCCAGTCAGGCGGTGAGGCTCCCCCGGGCAGCAAGTCCGGGGTTGGCTCCGCGTCGTTGATTGGGGTCTTGCTGGGATTGCCGCGGATGTACCGCAGTATCGACGGCTCAGGTGCTGGTCCGCGCTTTCCCATTGACCTCACTCCATATCAACTCCGCCAAATCGTCAGGTGCCATCCTAGCATCAAGCCTAGCGGCTGACTCTGACAAGGCCAAGTTCGCGTGCTTGGTGACCCGGCCTTTGACCCAAGAAGCACTCTGCTGCTTCAGGCCGTGTTCGCTGGCCCGGAACTCCCTCCGCTCCGCGGCCAACTCGTTGGGGCAGTCAAGGCTGAACAGCAGCAAGCGGTACTGCGAACGCACTGCCGCAAGGAACCTCTTGCTGGCAAGCCGGTCCCCCTCCGCAAACACGAGACGGCCAGCCGCACAGCGGGCCAACTCCTCAACCCATTCCTCGCAGCCCCCCGCGGCAGCGTGCGACAACGTGTCGGTCCCGCCGAACGGCTCCCGGTCGCGGCCCAAAACAGCGAACAGCCCGCGGGGGCCGCGGACCGCCTTGTGCGGTATCGGCTTGTCGGCAACGTACAGAGTCTGTGAACCGCGGCAGATGGCTTTCATCAGGGTGGTCTTGCCTGCCCCGGGTTGGCCGATGATGTAGACCAGCGTGTTGTTGCTCATTCTGCGGGAACCTCTTGCGACTCCATCAGCCTGACGCGAACCTCCGGGTTGACCACCAAGTCCACGACAAGGTGAACCCGGTCAACGGTTGACTTGTTCTGGACGCTGTGCGGCTTCCGGGTGTCAAGGTAGTAGACCCCGCCAGCGGCAAGGTGGGCAGACCGCTCGATGCCCTCCAAGTCCCACACGGTCATCTTGATGTCTGGATGGGTCCGGATTGGGATGTGCAGGCGGGCCAGCATCCCGTCTCGTGTCCCAACGTCCTCATCCTGAATGTCACTGTGCCGCCCCAGTTTCCCGTTGCGGTCCTTGTGCGCCGCCATGCGGAACAGGCGGACCCGCTCAACCTCCCCGCCGCCCACGGTTTGCTCAACCCACTGGCGGATACGCGGCGTCCGCTCAGACAGGACGGTCCAACCGCACTTGAGGTTCAGGTCTTTGGGATGCTCGTCACGCCACTTCTGCGGCATCTCAGACGGCTTGACGCCCCACCGCGGATCGTCTTGCTTGTAGCCGCGGATTGAGACGGCTGACCACGTTCCGTCAGAGTAGTACGGAAAGTCATCGTGCCAGCAGTCCACCGCCGCCAACTCCGCCTCAAACGCAGCGACCGGAACTGGGATGTTGAGGCTGGTGAACGTCCGCAAGTCCGCAACGCTGATCGGCAGCGGCGGCTCCTCCGCCCGGCACCAGCACGCGACGATTTCGCTGGTGGCGGAGACGCGATATGCCTTGACCTTCCACCCGGCCTGCTTCATCTGCTCAGACAACTCACGGTCCTCAACGTACGTGTAGACGTAGTTGTAGTGCCCAACCCACCGCGGCAGCGCGGCCCCGGGGGTGCGGGCAACGTGCGTCAGGACGGACGCCCCCGGTGGGAGTTTGTACGTGCGGCCGGTGAAGTCCTTGCGGGAGGAACCGCGGGGCAGCGTCTTGCGGATGGCAACGAAACCTTCTGCCTCCACGACGCAACCGGGGTTGGCCTCCAACTCCTTGGGCAGCGGTGCCGCAAACTGCCCGCCTTGGTAGACCTTGGCGTACTGTGCGATGAACTTATTGATCTGCTTTGCGTCCACAAATCTCCTCCAGTTGGCACCAGCGTTGTTTCTCTCCAGATGCCCAAGCCTCCACCCGCGGCATCCGCCCGTACTTCTGCATCGACCGGTTCCAGTCCTTGCGATAGGCTGGCCCCTTGGCTCCCGACAACTCAAACAGCAGCGACCGCGGAAGCACGGCCTGCCGCCCGACAAGGTACTGATCCCAAAGCCAAGCGTACTCAGGCCAGTCCGTCATCATCTGGACCGTCTCAGCGTACTGCTCATCAATGTAGCATCCGCCGTACCGGCTGCCGCGGTGCTGCCGCTTGTAGTTGCAGCAGGCGGTTTCAAGGGTGAACCGGTCCGCCCGCGGGAAGTCCAGCCCTCTCAGGTACTCGTCAGCCGTCCGCTCAAGCATCCTCAAGTCCGCGGCGGAGACGCGATCACCCGTCAGGTCATCACGCCCGATGCAGAACGCCCAACCAGCCCGGTGGCTTGCCCCGTCCTTGAACTCCATGTCAGCCGCCTCGATGGGGGCGTCAACCAGCCGCTTCAACGCTTCCGAAAAACACCAGTGGCCCATCCGCCCCCAGTGGTACCAGACAGACTGGCACTGCGACTTGAGGCGGAGGTAGTTGACCTTGGGGTCACTGGACCCGAAGCAATCGGTGATGAACTTGCCCAGCGTCCCGTATGCCGCGACTGACTGCCCCACGGATTCAAGGAACTGCGGGAACACCATCTTGCGATACTTGCAGTCCGGGCTGAAAAGCAACCGCCGCTTCTCCCGGTTGAAGAATGCGACCAACCCCGACACGTCCGCCGTGAGACGCGGGAACCGGTCCGCGAACATCGACTCACACGGGCCAGCGTAGGTCGCACCGTGGAACAGGGCCATGACGCAACGCTTCTCAAACCCAAACCCGCCTTGGTCCGCCATCCACCGCTCCACCGCCAAGTCCGGTGAGCAATCATTCGTCTCGCAGTGAAACCGGTAGAACAGGTCAAACCCCTCCCGGCGTTTTTCTCGCCAATCGGTCGCTGTCACTTCAGCGGCTCCCCGCGGCGGCGGTTCTTGGCCCATGCCACTTCATCAGCGACGGGCAGGCAACGCACCATTTTCTCGCGGTAGTAGAACACCAGCGTGATCCGCTCGTAGCCAGCCTTGATGCTGCTGAACCCGGTGTTGCCGTGCCACTCATGAACGTCGGCAAGGCAGAGGCAGCCGTGCCCCAAGTCCACCGCGACGCGGTAGGCTGGGAAGCACAGGTGTGCCCCCTCGTACTTGTCGTTGCGGAGGCACGACATCACGCCGAACCCGGCCTTGAGGTCACCGGCATCCTTGTGCGTCGCGGTCGCAAAGTTGCGGTTGACGGTCACCGTCGTGAACGTGCTTTCGGGGATGACCCAGTCCGCGGCCGTCTGGTCCGCGAACAGCCGTTGAGCCTCCCAGCGGTCTGGCATGAACGCCTTGAACCCCTCGTCTGCCCGGACGATGTACGGGAGGAACTTGCGCCACATCGCGGCGGAGTTGATGAGGAACGAAGTCTGGCGGCAGTAGGGGGTCCGGACGCTGCGGTCAAAGTAGCCAATGATCCCGCTGTTGACCGGGCGGATTCTCTTGGTGAGGCTGATCTTGCCGTCCGTGGACCGGCGGTACTTCTCCGGCCCGGTGTCCATGTCACCGGCGGCGGTCCCGCGGTTCTGCGTTGGCTTGGCAGCCTTGCGGCAGGCGGGCGTCACCGCGTCGCACAACTCAGACGGGAACCACCCCGGGCGGTAGCGGACCAGCGGCGTGCCGTCAGGCTTGAACACGTCGGCAGCCTCGCCTCCTCCAACCAAGACATCGTAGTGAGACTGGTCAAGGTGGACGCCCGCAAGGTGGTCAACGTCACTCTTGGTCGTACAGGTGTAGACTTGCACGCCGCACCGCCTCCAAAACCGTGTCGGTCAGGTTGCCCGTGTCGTACTCCTCCGCCAGCCGGGCAGTCCTGTCTTGGAACTCCTCGATGTTTGTCTCGTCAAGGAACAACTGAACCATTCTCACTCCGGCCGGTTCAGCCGACTCCTCCTCCGCGGCCTCAGCGGCATCGCCGTCCGCAGCCTCATCCTCAGCCCCGCCCGCCCCCTCAAGGAACAGGCCAGCCCGGTGCGCGAGACGCGACAGCATCTCTGACACGGCCTCGCTGTTTGTCTCAACGTCCGTCAGCACGGCCTCCAACGCCTCAGCGTTTGTGTCGGCCATCGCGGCCAGCGGGTCCAACGTGACCAGCAGTTTGTCCGCCTCCTCCTCTGTCACGTCCAGAATCAGGACGGGCACAGGCGAGTCCGTTGCCGTCTCCGCCCGGAGATGCCCGTCAATGAGCATCAGCGTCCCGTCAGGCAACTCACGGGCGATGGCGGCATCAGCAAACCCGATTTCAGACAGCACCCCCTTGAGTGCGTCTTGCTGCGACTTGGGATGCGTCCGCCAGTTCCGGGGGTTGGGGATCAACTGGCTGGCTGGGACACGGCGCAACTCCTTGATCCTGTCTCTGATTTTCATTGGATTCCTCCCGCCGCGTCAGTCGCACGGCTGCTTGTGTTTCGATCC